CGATGCCGCCGATCCGATGTCCCCCCATTACGTGCCGCCGTTCACCACCAGCACGGAGGGCGGCTGACATGGCCGACATCAATCACGACTACCAGCGCCGGAGCCTCGTGGTCTGGTCCATCCGCGACGCGGTGGACCACCTGTACACCGTGGTGCGGCGGGCGCAGGATTGCTGCGATGGGACGCCCGACATGAAGACGCTATGGGAGCTGACCCGCAAGCTGCACGAGTTCGAGGAGAGCCCGGAGTATCGAGCGATGATCGCCCTGGGGCTGCGTCATGGCGACTGATCTCGACCCCGCCGCCCCCTGACCTTTGCCGGCCCTGCGGGGCCGGCCTTGGCCAGCGGACGCCCGACTGGAAACCCACCCGGAGAACCATCATGCCCGACTTTCGCCTCTATTCGCACCCCGCCACTGACGACAACAGCGGCTTCCTCTCGATCCACATCACGGCCGACGTGGCGCCCTACAAGGTGGTCACCTGCCGCGCCGTCGACGATCTGGTGAAGGAGCTGGAGACCTACGCCGAGGAGGTCCGTGCCACCGGCTACAAGGGCGGCTTCGTCACCTGCCCGACCATGCACAAGCCCCGGACCGAGCGGAAGCCCGCCGGCTACGACAAGCGGTACCGGCGCGATTTGCAGAAGTTCCACGCGCCGATCGCCGAGCCCGTCGCCGCCTGACCTTGCTACCGGTGCCGCTCCTACGGGAGCGGCATAGGCAGCGAGGCCATATATCATCGCTGGCAACCTGGAGAACGACCCCATGATCCGCGCCGCCCTACCATTCGCCTGTGCCGTCCTCCTGAGCATGTCCGCCGCCGCCGAGGTCACCGAGACCAGCGCCGCCGGCGCCTGGACGACCGCGGAAGGCTCCGCCCGCGACGGCACACATGTCTGCGTGCTTTCTACCGCCTGGACCAACACCGGCAACGGCGCGCGCTACTTCGGCATCAAGCACTTCGCCGGCCGCAAGTTCCTGATCCTGCATGTCGGCCGCGAAGGGTGGAAAATGCCCGACGACAGCCCGATGCCCATCCATCTCACGATCGACAACATGGGCACCTGGGACGCCAACGGCTTCGCCACCAACAACCTCGCGGAGTTCCACATCGGCGGCGACTCCATCACCCATTTCATGCACGAGTTCACCGTCGGCAACCGGATGGTGCTGCGCTTTCCGGGCCTGCGGGAGGACGCCTGGATCGCGTCGCTGGCCGGATCCGCGCGCGCGGCCAGCGCCTTCATCGACTGCGTCGAACGCCATCAGCCGGCGCCTACCGGGCGTCAGCACCGAGGTTGATATGGGCCGCTCGCTCACGGACGCCGAGCGTTGTCTGGTCGCCACGCTGAATGACCGGCGCGCGCAGCGGTTCCAAGCCGCTCGCGAAGGCACCTACGACTTCGCCAAGGACTTCCTCCGAATCGTCCCTCGGATGAGCGCGCGCGGCCATCTGATCTACATTTTCGGGCCGCCCTACAAGCAGGTCGTCGCCGAGATCGACGGCGAGTACCACTGCTACAAGGTCCATTTTCGCATGCGCCGCGCCGTGCTGCGGTACATCATGTCCCTCTACCCCGGCGAGTGGGTCCACACCCGGCGGGACATCCCGCGTCGCCTGTCCTGGTTCGAGGAGTTGACCAGCGAGGCCAAGAGGTGGCGCGCCGGCAAATGCACTCGGCAAAAAAGAGCCGCCCGGAAGCGGTTGCTTGCGGGCGGCCAAGTCCAGGGAGGAAACGTCCAAGATGCGATCTACGCGGTTGCCCCGTCGACCGCGGACGAACCCTCGCACACCACGCAACCAACTACAAGCCCCCACGGAGATTGAAATGAGCGGTTCCGTCGTCGAGCGCATGCGCGAAACCCTGGTGAAGCGCGTCGAGGCCATCGACAAAATTCTGGAGCACCCGGTCCCCCCGACCGACTACGTCATCCAGGTCAGCCCCGGGCTCTGGCTGACGTCCATTGATGACCGCGGCCCAGAGCGAGGAGGTCCGGTCGTCAACAGCGGAGACATCCTCAGCGCCAAAATCACGTCGGTCAACAAAGCCCGCATTCTCACGAACATCGCCGCCGAAACCGCCCGCGCATCCTGGTCGGTTCATGCCCGCGCCGATGCCCTGGTGGCCGAGCGTCAGCGAGCGCTGACCCTGCTGGCTCGGAAGAAAACGTCATGACCACCATCTTCAAGACCGCCCTGGGCAGGGCAGCGCTCAGCCAATCCGCCTTCGCCCTCGCCTTCGGCGTTCACCCTGTCACCGTCAACGGCTGGTGTTCCGGCCGCCGACCAGCACCACCCTGGGCCTATCGCGCCGTGGCTCTCGCTGCGGAATGCCCGCGGACAATCGCCATGTGGGTTGCGAACCCCGCTCAGAGCGGGAAGCGGGAGTCCGGTTCCGGCACCCGCTCCGACCGCAAGGCCACCGGCTCCGTCACGTCGACTTCCCCATCAACCGTCGACAGATCCGTCACCGCCTCGGCCGGCAGCGCCTCCGGCACGGCAAGGCGGCGCAAGGTCTCCATGATCCGCTGACGGGTATCGTGCAGCTTTGGGGGCGCCGGGATCGGCAACGCATCCGGCGTCCCCAGGTTGGCACTTGTGGAGTTACCCGACCAAAGCCCCAAATGCTCGCCCAGCAGCCGCAGCGCGGCGTGCTTGTTGTGCAGCTTGATCCGCACCTGCACCACCGGATTGCCCTGCGCGTCGTTCTTCACCGTGATGTTCAACTGCTCAATCGCCGCCATCTGGGCTTCGGAGACGTTGCGGAGATTGAACCTCGGGTGCCCCTGCTCGTCGAACAGCAGGAAGTCCCCGATGTTGGCAAAGGCGAGGCTTTTCATTTCGGCCAGCACGCGCTCCTTGCTGATGTCGGTGCCGGCCAGCCGGTCGGCGCGCTCCTGGAGGCGGCTCATCTCGTCATCGCGCAGCTTCTGCGCCGCACCGTCCTGCCACACGAGGATTGCCCGCCGCACCGCCGGGCGCCTGAGCACGATCCCTCCCTCCCGAGCGACCGTGGCCGGCTTGCCGTTCGAGCTGTAGGCGAGTTGGTAGGCTTTCGCTGCGCTCCCGTAGTGCATGTATGCCGCAACGAAACGCTGCTCCGCTTCGGTCAGCGGCCGGGCCTCCATTTTGTAGGGGTCGCCCCACTTCGCGCGCAGCTTGTCCCGCCGTTGCATCTGGCGCTTGGTTTCGGGGTCGGCGGTGTAGCTGACTGGCATTGCGGTTACGAATTGGTCAGGGGGAACGCATCGAACGGCAGCATGGCGACACTCCGGGATCAAGGCACCCCGGAGTCCTAGCCACCTCGGCGCCGTGCCGCAAGCCCCCTCTCACCCACCGAACACCGCCCCGGGCCGCAGGTCCCGCTGCACCGCCGCGGTGAAGTAGGCCAGCGACCGCGGCGGCTTGAAGCCCGCCCGGCCGGCCACCCGCTCGATCAGCGCGGCGATCTGGTCCGGGTCGTAGCCGGCCAGCAGCCAGTCCGGGATCGGCGCGTAGGTCAGCCCCGTGGCCGCCGGGTCCGGCATCTTGGCCAGCCGCGTGAAGCGGTTCAGCAGCGCATCGAGGTCCCACCCGGCGCAGTGCGGCCGACCGTCCGGGCCGGGCGTTATGCCGACCAGCCCGGTGTTGAGCGGGTCTCGCGCGCGGGGGGTAGTACCCAGGTTGGTAGTATATGTACTTCCCTTGGTACCCCCATTGGAATCACCCAGACTCCCGCTTCTAGCTTCTTGGGGGTTAGTGTCGGTGCGGCCACCGACAGTAAGGGGGGGGGTTACTGTCGGTCGGTATTGTCGGGCTCGCATTTGGTTGCAGGTCGTGCATGACGGGACAAGGTTTTCAAGGTCGTTCGTCCCGCCGTCCCGGACGGGGATGACATGGCTCACCAGGAAGTAGTCCGGGCCGGGCGCGTCGGTCTGGAGCGCTACCCCGCACCAGTGGCAACACCCGCTAGTCTTTTGAAAAACCGCCATAGTCTTCGCCTCGGAGTCGGTCTTCCGGTAGGGCCGCACGCGCTCGTCCTTGGCAACCGCGCCTCGCGCTAACACCGGATTTCCCCCCTTACGGCCGTAATCCGCAGCGCCCTCGAACGTCTCTTTTTCCCTCACCATCCGGCGGGAATACAGCGCGCCATCAGGCATCGTGCTGCACACATTTTTCTCAACTAATTCGGCGATTAACTTCGGCACAAGTCGCGTGGAAATCGCAGTTAAGGTGCCGATCTCGCGCGCTGACGGAATCTGACCGTTGATCCTTAACACGCCGTAGTCGGCGTTAGCGTTGTCCGCCATCAGGCACAACAACTCCATCCACATGCCGCGCGCGGCGGGCGAGCAAAGCCGCAAATTGCGGTCTGCGCGCCAGTCGATCCACCAGAATTTGCTCCAGGTCGGCGCACCCATCGGCTGCCTCCTCCTACTCGTCCGGCGCTTCTAACGCCGTGTTTCTCGGTTCGGAAAATGTGACGGTCGGACCGTCGAAGCGCATCGGCAGCGCCATCGGCTCCCCGTCGCGCACCTTGTCGAGGATCAATTCCGCGACGCCTTTCAGGCGCGCCTTCTGCGTATGGTAGGCCGCGACGCGGCCGGCATAGCGCTCGTCGCCCTCACCCTCGCTGCGCTCGGGAGCGGATTTTGGCAGGAACATCTCCGGCCGATGCACAAACATCACGCAGTCCGCATCCTGCTCCAGCGATCCGCTCTGCCGCAGGTCCGACAATCCAGGGCGCTTGTCGTCGCGGTTCTCGACACCGCGGTTCAGCTGCGCCAGCGCCAGGACCGGGATGTTCAGCTCCTTGGCCAGCATCTTCATGCCCTTGCTGATGGCCGTCAGCTGCTGAGTGGGCGGCTGCTTGGGGTCGTCCGCGGACACGATGTGCATGTGGTCGACGACGATCAATTCCAGCGGCACGCGCCGCGCCGCCAGCCGGGCCAGCGCCATGATCTGCGACACCGTCCGGTTGCCGCCGTCCTCGATCAAGAACGGCAGGTCCGCCAGTTCGCGCCGCGCTTCGATCAGCGCGACGGCGTAGTCGGCATGCGTGCCAGTCCGAAGCGCCCGCAGCGGTATCTTGGCCATCGACGCAAGGGTGCGCCGCGCCAGCGCCGTGGCGGTCATCTCCAGGCTGATTGCCAGCACCCCGTGGCCGGCCCTGGCGATGTCCACGGCCCATTGGAGCCCCAGGGTCGACTTGCCGCTTCCAGGGCGCCCAGCGAGCAGGTAGAGGCCCCCGTTTTCCAGGCCACCAATCTCCCGATCCACGCTTGGCATGCCCGTGGAGAGCCCGAGCACCCGGCGCCCTGTGGCGATCGCGTCGGCCTCCGCCAGCGCCTGATCCATCGCGTCGGTGAACGTGACCATCGAGCGCATGTCCGCGGTCGCCACCGGCAGCTTGCCCAGGTCGTCATGCGCCGTGGCCAGCGCTACCTGCGGCTCGACGTCCTGCGCGAACGCGCGCGCGATCATCTGTTCGCCGATTTCGATCATGCCCCGGCGAACCCACGCATCATGGATCGCCATGCCGTACTCGCCGGCCATGATCGGCGCCACCATCGCGGTGAGGAGCTGGGCGAGGTAGGTCGTCCCCCCGACCTCCTCCAGCACGCCGCTATTCTCGAACTCCGACTTGAGGGTGACGGCATCGGCGAGCCGGCCCGCGTCGACGCGCCGCTGGATCGCCTCGTAGATGCGGGCGTGGATAGTGTCGGCGAAGTGCTCGGGCCGCAGGAAGTGCCGCACCCGCTCGTACGTCTTGTTGTTCGCCATCAAGGTGCCGAGCAGGGACTGCTCGGCTTCCAGGTTGTGCGGGGGAATGCGCTGGGACAGCAGCAAGGGCTCGGCAGCGGGAAGACGCTTCATGCCTCTTGACCTGCTTCGGCGGTTCGTGTGATCACCATGTCGTCCTACTCCTTCGCACAAAGGACTGGACTTCGGCGCGGCGATTGGCTCGTCGTCGCCCGAAAGTCGGGGCCGCCTTCTCTCCGGGGGGCGGCCCCGCACATTTTCTACGCCGCCGACGCGGCCGTTGACAAGGCGGGAAGAGTCTAGCCCGGCGCCAAGTTGGTGGTGCGCACCAGCCGATCGTATTCCAGCAACACCAGAGCGTCAGCCACATCATCGGACGTCGGGTTGTAGCCGCGGCGATCGGCCCACGCCATCACCGCGTTCTTGGCACCCTTGCGCCCGCTGCCGGGGATCAGCTTGCCGGTGCGCTCGTCGCGCT